GGTTCGTCCCGGTCGCCGATAGAGAACTGGACCGTAAATTGCGCTTCGCCCTCCTCGAACATTTTGTCATAATCGTCTTCATCAACCAGCACTTTGGCTTTGCATTCGAGGTACTTCATGATTGCTCCGCGCTTTCTTTCCTGTGTGCGCCTGAGCAACTCTTCGCGCGTGTAAATTTTTGCCGGTGCTTCAGCTCCGAACTCTCTCCGCTCGCCGCCCTTGACAATTGCATCGAACAGAATTTTATCGGCCTTCGTTTCATCGAAGTGCCCGCGCGTTCTATCCTTCCCGATTTCTTCCTTATCCCGCTTGATTTCCTTCTCACGCTCAATCAGAAGAAGAAAGTTCGCTGCGTTGAGAGTTGCGAAATCGTAAGTCGTAGCAATGATCTTCTTCTCATCGTTGCGGGTATTGATGGTGTCAAGGGTTTGCACCTTTTTAATTGGCGCATCTACTAGGTAAGGACGGAATGTTCTTTTTTCCTCGCCGGATTGAATTTGTTCGCTCACTTTATGCTGTCTCCCAAATGAAAAGAGGTAACCCGAAACAAGTGTTACCTTGCCATCAGGTTACCTCATGGAGGCAGAGCCATTTGTGTAAGGCATAGCCCGGGAAGTAAACCGCGGGTTACCAATTAAGAATGTGCGTCTAGGCTTCAGTAGAGCCCGTAGTGTTCTGGTTCTCTGATGTATCTTGGCTTGGATGGCCGGATTGCCTGCCGCTTAGCCCAGTTGTCTGACTCGTTTCGGTGGTAGAATCGCCATCAATAGCAATAGCTGCTTCGGGAGGATGTAACGGATGCTGGAGCAATACTCCGACCTCGTTAGTTTCGAACCGGACATCGTCCTTCATTGGCTCCCCTGCCAAACCCTCTTGACGGGTAGCTTCTTGAGTGGTCGCAGCATACTTCTCGACCTCTTCGCGCTGTGCTTTTTCTATGACCTGGCGAGTCTCCGTCAAGGTCCTGCCTCCCGGCATGATGAAGTTATCCGGGTCTTTGGGGCCTTCAAGTATCGCCGCACGCGATAAACGATTGTGCTTCGCGCGCGCTGTATCTTCGATCCCCGCCATCCTGTCTGTGCCCTGATTAGGACTGCTATCTTCCACCATATCCACCTCCAAATAAATTCGATTAACTCATGGTTGCGACGCCGGTGCGCACACGCTGGACCACATAACTGCCGGTGACAGGGTCGGCCTTCGGATAGAACCGCATCGTCACGGCCAGATCATCTCCGTCAGTATCGGCATCAACACCTTCGATTTCACACAACGGGTAAACCCACTCGAACTCGTACCATTCGGGAGATGCTCCGATCTTGTCCTCCCCACGGAAGAGGAAGGTTAAATTGGTAATGTCGGTTCCCGCCTGTGCCAGCGCCCACTGACGCTGATCGCTTGTCATGGCAACCTTCAGCGTCGCCATCGGAACGCGGTCGCCATGATGGATGTCTCTGGCGTATGCGCCTTTCCTCCTGTCAGTTGGATCGTAGAAGGGGTCGTTAATCAGTGGGCGATATTTCATCTGATTATCGAAAGAGCAACTGCCGGAAATGAGGTCGCCATCGGCACCGTAATCCCTGGTTAGCCCGTCGCTGAATGTCACCTTCGTCCCAGCAGGATGCATGAGGTGGTGATCCGGCGCAGCCGGCACAGTGCCGGGGACCAAAACGCCCGCTCCCGGCGTCAACGTGCCGATTCTCTGGAAGTAGCCAGGCGTCATCATGTCCGCCTGAAAAGCTACATCATTTTCCCCTTCAAAACTGATTCCGAATTTGGCGACCGCAGCGGGGAAGAGAAAATCATAGCCATTGCCGGCATTCAGGAATCCGATGCTGGTCATCTTGGGAAAGCGCCCGGCACTCTTTGGCATCATCAGGGACACGATGTCCCAGCTCGTAGCTGCCGTGACTACGGTCGGAGTATTGCTGCCCCCAAGGCACCTGATAGCCCACCTAGCGGCACTCTCCGTATTCAGTTCGCCACTCAAGGTGAATGTTAAAGGTTTTAGCCAGCCGCGCCGGAGCTTTTGCGCGCGCTCAATGCCATTACCCACCATCCGGCTCGCGCGCCGGGCAACATCAGGCAGAGGGGGATTAATGGCGTCTGCGAGTGCTCCAACATATTCCGCAGCTAACTGCTTGATGCTGTTTATACCCGTCTGCGGCGTCAAGCTGTAGAAAATGTTCTCGTCTTTAACCTGCCAGCGTTCCATAAGTTTCTCCTTCTACCTAAATCTGGATGGGATTAAGTTCGATGAACATCTCTCCCAATGACTCTCTGACCTGCACATTGCCGAGCATTGCCAGCCCTCTGCGTTCTCTAAAGCCCACGACCTTCTTGACGCCAGTGACGCCGAAAGGCCTCGTTGTCAAAAGCACGTGCGCGACTCGCGCGATCTCTCTGGCGTGGCGCTTCGCCGGACTATCACCGTCGCTTCCGGGCGAGTCCTGGTAGTAACTGTCAACCGTGCAGCGCAGTTTGTAGGACACGCTTCTGATCGTGTTGTCAGGATAGGTTTCCAGCCCACCGTCTCCGACCATGAAAGCATGAACCATTTTCTGTTCGACGCCGCTCGTAACTTCAATATGCCTATTTGACCTCAGCCGCGCTGCCCATTGGTCCCGATTGCGTTCAACGATCAGATCGTCAATAATTTTCGGGATGCGCTCGCCTTCTGTTGCTTCTTCTGGCACAAGCTCGGTAGCGATAAGTGAGACGATGCGCGCCCGAACGGTCTCGAAATAATCCGCCAACTCGGTTGGTGTCACGTGCTATCTCCTGATACCGATGCGGGCGAACTGATTGTCAAAAGCATCGCTGATGACCGGGCCGGCATTCTCGACAGCAAGCAATGCGGGGAATCGCCCCGGATAACTTCCCTGGCCGTCCGCCCGCTCATCCCATCCGAATTCGATAATCCCTGAAAGGAATATTCCTGAATCGGTCTTGCGTTCGGAAGCAATCACCCGCTGGATAACCTCGCCGCTTCGCGTTGCCGTGCGGACATGGACCATGTCCCTGAATCTTCCCGTAGCCACCGCGCCGACGCCTTCGATGGCACCTTTATAGAGACCGACGATGCCGTCTGCGATCTCATCCGCCGCACCTTCAATCGGCGCAACGAAAGCGCCCTCAAGATTGCGAAGCGCGTCGGGGATTTCAAGATCGAATTCTGTTTCGCTTCCCATATGTTACGGAGCGGGCGGCTCATACCTGTTGCTAGTCGCACCCGCTCTAATCTTCCAAAAGGGTTCCGTACCGAAAGGTGGCTGGGTATCCTTTTTCAACTTGAAGAGGACGTTATTGAGGCTCAGGTTGGTTGAGTCGATTACAACCACATCTGAAACCTCTGTAATTTTCTGAGTAAAATCATGGTTGTCCTTAGCAACCTGAAACGTTGTTGTCCCGTAATATTCTGAGAAATAAGCATTCCAACCGGATTGTATTGTTTCAAGGACCGCGAACTGTTGGGTTTCATTGTCAAATTGTAGGCATAGCATTTTGGCATCTGGCCCGAAAAACTCTTCACGAGCCTCGTCGAAGGCTTCGGCTATGTCACTAAGGATTTCCGCAACAGACATTAAAAAGTTACCTGATTGCTAACGCCAAATGACCCACAGCTTTCATGGGAATCAATTGATGGCAAATTAAAGAGAAGGCCAAATGCATATTCAACCATCAACATTCTTTTTTCTCTCTTGGAAGACTTGATGCCTAATCGCCCGCCTTCAAGATTAGTGGTGCTGAAACCCATCGCTTTGAGAAGAACAAGCGCACCCGCAAGCCTATCTGCAACAGGAGTGACAGCATTAGCAAGTGCGCTCGCCATACCTGGATATTGATGTGACCGGTCGCCAAGCCAGAGCCGGAATATTGCGAGCAGGTCGACCTGGTCGGCATTAGTTAGTTTCCCATCGGTAAGACGCACTGACCCAGCATCCACCTGCCCGTCTGTTAACATTTGCTTTCTCCGGCACAACTTAAAATATTTTAAGTTGCCTAAGCTAACTATCTGACTGGCTGCGTCATCCGTAGCGCCTCTCGTATCTGCCCAATGAGCTCGCGCGACGCCCCGACGTTGAGCAGATCCACGTCACTCATACGCGTCAACTCAGAGCGGGTGGTCACACCCTTGCTGATCAGCAGTTCACGGCCCGGAAAGCCGGTGGCCAACTGCTCGCTGGCGAAGTTCTGGTCTGGCGCTACGAAATTAGGTATCGGCGCGAGCGTTGCTCCAACGGGAGACTGCGACAGCACGCGACCGTTGTCGCCCACGAGGTTTCGCGCGCGAAGCGTGTCTGCGAAAGCCTTTGGCACTTCTAGGTTTTCGCCGGGACCATAGGTCGTGCCCCTGAAGATATACGCCTCGCTGAAACTCAGTTTCTCGACGGCCTCAGAAGCAGCGGTCTGGCTCTTCATTGCCCCGGGTGAAGCGCCCTTACCGGACGTGCCCGCTTCGCTTTTATCAGCACCGCTGCCTTCACTAGCCCCACTGGCGGGAGGTGTCTGTGTCGCCTCAGGGTGTGCAGTCTCGTACTCCCTGATTGCGCCAACATCGGCGACGCTGATGCCAGCACGCTTCGCAAGCACGTCGTCGCTGGCCTCTCGAACCTGAGCCCTTGTTGTCATGCCGCTTTTCGCGAGGCTCTCTCTCTTGGGGTAATCGGCGGGAAAGGTGTTGTCAGCCATTTCAAGCTCCTCAATCTGCATGCCTTGCCGCCTTTGGGCTTTGAGGGAGTCGCGCCATGCAGCGCGCGACTCCTCCCGTAGAGCAAGCCCCGGGCGAATTGACTAGGTGATGTTCTTGATGACGAAGATGGCCTGCGGCTCGGTAATTACAGGTCCGCTGGCCTGCCAGCCCTGCGCCTCGATGCGCGGCGGCTTGTCAGTCTTCGGCTGAACATCGTAGGTAGCGCCGGTAGTGGGCACTCCCACCGGGCGACCGATGGCTTCGTAGCCAAGCGTGTCGCGCATAATCAGCGGCTCCTGATCGCCCATATCTATGTTCTCGTCGCGGCCTGTGTTAGCGACCAGAACCATAGTGCCCCGCTTAAAGAAATGGCCTGAGCCCGTCTGAGTCCGGTACTGAAGGTCGTACTTCTCAGGAGCCGGAAGCTCATTGCTGGCGAGATAATTGGCAATCCCATCCATCGTGGCTCGACCCGCAGTGCCCATGAGCGCGCCCGTGCCGGTGTTCAGGCTGATGGTCGAGCCCATGCTGGCGCGCACCTTCGCGTTCTTGGCCATCTTGGCGGTCACGTCCGAGCCCGTGATGATGCGTCCGACTGTGAAACCGAGCCCCTTCAGGAAGTCTGCGCCTGCGAAGATGTCATCCCACGGGTCGTAGGTGTCATCAGACCACTGGCCCCCCGCGTTGACACGGTGGCCCACAGGATTTGAGAGCGACACAATCTCCGAATAGCCGTTATCGCCAGTGCGAGTGAACTGCGCGTCTACGATTGCGTCCCAACGTTCCTTCTCGTTGAGTTCCTTGAGCGGTAGATTGATGGCTGTCATGAACCAACTGGTCAGTTGAACCATGGCAGCCATTGTCATGTTGTCGCTGGCCCCGGCTCCGGTTACCCTCTGGAGGAGCTGGATCAAGATGTCATAATCCTGGCCCGTGAACTCGTCTGCGATGTCGGAATTGCCGAGCTTAACATCGAAGGAGCCAACGATCTTGTTTCCCTTTTTCTGAGCAGGCGAGTAGCGAGAACCTGAGTTTGCGATCACGGTCCGGTAACGGATGCCGATCTCTTCATACTGGTTCTCTCTGACTGGCCTCTCAGGCAGAAGTGTAGCGCCCAAGTAGCGACGCCCTGTGCGACCGAATTGCGTGAGCGGGTTCATCAGGATGCTCGCGAAGTCGCCGCCAGTGATGAGCAAAGCGATTAGAGTGATAAGGTCCATGGTTTGTTCGACTGCCAGGTCAGGTTCCCGCAGCCGCGACTATCGACCTTGGGTCTCACGCGCGGCGTTGCTGGCCAAAACCTTAGGCTTTAAGCCGCTCCTTTCGTTGTGGTGTAGAGCGCTCGAAGCTTGGCCAGAAGCGCAGCATCAGCCGAGATGGTCGCCCATTCCGGCAGGAAGTTCTCTTTCACCACGCGCCGGTGGCGATAGAGATCGAGGTCATTGCTCTTGGTGAGATCAGGCACCGCGAAGGCCACGATGTAAATCTCGTCGTCGGCAGCGGCTGCCGGGCCGAATGCTGTTGCCGCATCTCTCTCCGCGAACGTGCGACCGACGAGGATGCCGCTGCGCAAGGTCTTCTTACCAACGCCTGCGTAGACCGCCACCGATGCTGCCGGGATAGCGACGGGGAGAGCCTGGACGGCAATGGGGCCTGCGCCAGCCGCTGTTAAAGCCGTGGTGTAGGCGTAGAGCCCTGCGCCGAAGTAGAGCGGAGTGTTGGCAGGGATGGGATTGAGCAGAAGGTTTGCAGGATTAAGCGGAATGGAGACAGCGCCCTGAGCTGCGCCGGCAGCGCTGACCACGACGCGCGCCGAGTCTGTCGCAACGAACTGGGCGACATCGGCCTTGGCACCGCCGGGCAGAAGGCTGTCTCGGTTAAGAAAGTCACCGGCCCACTGCGGGGCAGTGACGGTGTTCGCAAGCGTCGTCATCTTTTCTCCTTAGAACCAAAGCCCCTTAGCTTTTCTCGGCGGGCTTGGCGTCTGGCCTCTCGAACTGCGACAACACTCTGGCGGCTGCTCCTGAAGCCTCGGGCCCACCACCAGCACCAGTGGCGGCTCCGGCACCCATCGGCGGGAGCCTGACTCCTGTCCTGACCTGACTTCCTCCCCCTGTGCCATTTCCGCCTTGGGCGGTCAGACTGGGGAGCAGCGCGTTAAGCGCCGGGAGAGTCGGAATGATCTCGGAGAGCTTCTTTTCGACCATGGTCTGTGAACCGGGAGCGGACGGAACGAGCGCGAAGACATCCTGGACATCCTTGCCCTTATCGTCCTTGCCCGGCTTAATGATCGTATCGGGCAATCCCTGCACAGTGGGAAGGAGCAGCTTGGCTTTCTCCGGATCCCACCCCATAGCCCCTGCCAGAGTTGAAAACTTGGCTTCCAATTCCTGGCGCGTTACCTTCTCCCTGAGATCAGGCACTTCCTTCAGCACTGTCGGCAATTCAGCCAGCGTCTTTGCCAGCTTTCCATCGCCTACGTAGGGCCTGAGTTTGCCGATCACTTCGGCCTCGCTCGCGTCTACCGCCACCTTCCCCTGCGGTATCACGTTGCGCTCCAGATCACTCTTTTCCCTGGTCAGCGTCTGATTGGCTGAGGTCAGGTTGGAGTTAGTGGCAAGCAGCTCGCGGTTCTTTTTCCAAGTCGGGTGTGTCTGCTCCAGCTCGTCAATGTAATACTTGTTCGGGTCCTGGCCTTTGGTGCTGTCGCCTTTTAGGTAAGCGCCCTTCTTATCAGCGGGCACCGCCTCTTCGTTGTCGTAGACTGTGATCAACGTCATGACCTTGGGTCTCCCGTCGTTCCGCCTTGGGCGGGTTGGTTAGAATCGGCTGTGCGGGGATTAGCCCCCGCGAATCGGTTGCGAATTATAGGGGTGATATGCAGGACTTTGTGGGTGAAGTCGCGGCGGATACTAGATGTTGGGAATTTATACTATTAGTAGTATGGGGCAAGCAGAGCGAGAAACGATTTCAGTCGGCTCAATGAGGTTTAGTGCTATAATCATCGCACAAGGAGTGATGCTGATGACTGCCGATGAAAATCCCTTTCAAATTCAGATACACAACGCTCTACCCGATAGTTCCATGATTGCTATACCTAACCTGCCTGAACCACCAAACCCTGAGACGTTTTCCAAAGCCTGCAAAGCTGGCGAGCACCTACAATGCGCTCAAGCTGTAGGTGCGGCTCTAGTGACCGTCTGTGGCTGCATGTGCCATAAGGTCATCGTTCTCAATCTGTAAGCAGGCTCATTAACCTCCAGCACCTGCTCCAGCGCCCTGATTACCCTGTGAGCCCGGAGGCTGATTGTTGCCAGGAGGCGATTGGGGTGCAGTGGGCAGTAAAGCCGCGCGCTTCACCGCATCGGCGTCAATCTTCGTGATCTCAGCATCCACGTCTTCAATGCCGGGGAGCATGGATATTCCGCTCTCCCTCGACCTATATCCTTCCTTCATCTCGGCGACTGTTTGACTCCTATCCTCGGCAGACATGGGGCCAAGGTCAATCTGGCACTCAAAGATGATCCGCAAACTCTTGTATCTCTCAGGATCCCCAGCCAATTGCGCAGCCGTTCTAGCCACGACCTCAAGCAGCTTGCGACCCATGGCGTTCGTTGAGTTCTTGGTCGGCCTGACGCTTCGCGCAAACTCGCGCTCGGCCTGCTTGCGCGACTCGCCGCTGGTCTGCGCATCACCGCTGATAATCGAGTGGAGTTGCTTGGTCTCGCGAAGCATATTGACATAAGCCTGCCTCGCGGTATCAATGAAGGTCTTAACGTCAACAGGGTCGCGGTAGACGACGCTGGGGGTCGCCATGTGAACCTTCTTCTGCTCGCCCTGTATCTCGGTCCAGGTCTCGCCCTTGAGTACATTTGTCGTGCCCGCGCCCCATGTCACGGGATCGGGCACGAAGCGCTTCTTACCCTCCCGGCCTGGGCGGTCGTCGTCAACCCACTTGCCGGGCATCTGCGCATTAAGAATGATGCGCTCAAGGAAGCCGCCCTGCACCACATTGCGGCCAAGCATCGTTAAATCCATGTTGAGAAGTAGTTGGTTACGACAGACCTGCTCGGAAATAAGACTCTCCCCGCGCATTTCGAGGAGCGTCAACCTGCGACCTAACTTAAGTGGCTCGGGACCGTCAGGCCTCTCACCGTCCGTTCCGGATCCTTCAGCCGTTCCGGTTTTTTGAGCCGGCTCATTTTGTCCAAGCCTGCGCACTACCGTATCACCGTCATCATCAAGATAGGTGGCTTCGATGTAATGAGCCGTGGTGTTGGCGATCACATCCCGAACCGAATACTTGTAGAGCCCAAGCGGCTGCATTGTTTCCTGATCCACATAGACAACTGCCTGGTCAGGCTCGGGGGTGCAGACGTGAATCAGGTCAATGGCCGCGTCCACGTCTCCTTGTGCCACATCGAACTCGTAACTGCCATCTTCCTGCTTTTTGCCAAGCCCCGACGGGATGTATACACGCACATAACCCCTCCGCTCGGTAAGAAGTCGCACCACCGCTTCCTGAAAGATAAGGAGAACTTCCTTGTCGTCCCACCATCGCACGAGGTGTCCATTGAGTTCAGCAATAAGCTCGCGCTCTTTGTCGCTTGGCTTCTCGTCCTCCTCCAGCACCTGATCCTTATCCCAGACACCCGTACCACCTGGCTTCTGCTCGCCCTTCTTGCCAATGACATCGCCTTTCTTGCGCATCGGCCTGTCGGGGACAATTGACCAGGACGGCTCGTCGCCCACCACGGCATCGCGGTGGCGGTCTACAATGTCCTTGACGGCGTTGGCCGAGATGAAATTCTTGAAAACCTCAAGCATCACCTCGTGATACTTGGCGTCGTCGAGCGGGGGCCTGGGCCCGATCCATCCTGCGCCGCCCTGCCAGTGGTCTCCCTTGTAAAGCTTCAAAGGATTGGCTCGCCCGACCAATGCATACTGCACGGAGTTGATCCGGTCACTTAGGCTAATGCCTGGTGAAGGCGACATACCCACACCGGGGGAAGTAGCTCCGGTAATCATCAGGGAGAGAGCCGCAGAGCGCGCCATTGATAGCACTCTCATGGCCTCTTCGTAAGTCAGACTGCCATACTTGCTGGGCATCTTGGTGACCCTCCGTTAATGAGCCTAATAGGTTCTGAAGCTGTGTGAGCCAGTAGAGTCTTCCTCGTCCTCGCGTTCCTGAGCAAAAGCCATGTGGCGGCCTACCAGACATGCGGCCCAGGCATCGGCTTCGTCGTCGGCCCCGTCAATCGCCTTCAGCTCAGTGCCGTCGATAGAGCCGATTTGAACTTGTGTTCTGAAATCGTGGAGCAGTACGCGCTCACGGCCTGCTCTGAAATCCTCCGCTACCGTGTCCCACATGTAAGCCTTGCCGGCAGGACTCTCGACAAAGCCCGGCTTACCATCACGGCCCGGGAGCCTGGTCAGAGTTGAGACGTGGCCAAGCTCATTAATGACAGCGTGGCCATGGTTATTTCTGAGCACCATTACCTGTGCGCGGTTGTAGAAAATACCGAGCAGGTCAATGGCGTATGCAGCAGAGCGCGGCTCCAACTTTCCGGCTACCACCGCGCACTGCTCGCCGGATTCGAGGTCCATCACCTGGATGGCCGAATCGTGGCTGGTTGGATTGCCCTCGGCGGGGTCGTTGCCGACGATGTAGCGGTGTCCCCGCACGGGCAGGACATAGATTCTTAAACCCGTGATTGTCGGCGCGCGCGCCTCTATCAACTCCTCGTCGCCGAGCGGAGCAAGCGCCTGATAGCAGCGCTCAAGCCAGACGGGTGCAATGCGCTTGTCAAGAGTCTTCTGGGCAAGGGCTTCGGTGTCTGTGGCTGGATATTGCTCCCAGACGGTATCTAAGGATCCGTCTAACGCAAGACTCTCCTGTACCTTATCGTCGTACCATGCCTTGTTTCTTTCCGGCCTCTCAAACCAGCCGAGGAAAATGGCCGTCCACCTGGTCAACCCTTGCTTGGCGGCGCGGTAGATCTTCTTGAACTCGGAGTCGGGCTGCTCTTTGTTAGAGCGGGAGATGAGGAACATACGCCCGCCGCCGTCGATGGTCGGCTTGACTGAGCCCATCAGCTTCTTCAGGTTAGGGATCAGATCGGCTTCGTCTACAATCGCGAGGGTCGCCGTGTAGCTGTCGCCGCCGGTGGTAGGAAAGGCTTTAGCGGTCGAGCCGTTTGAAAGCGTCCAGACATGGCCGGGCAGCCGCACTTCCCAGACCTTATCGCGCATCCACTGCGGTAACTGGCTGTACATCCCGCGCAGACGCTCGTCAGAGAGCAGGAACATTGACTCGTCGTCGCGCTTTGAGAAGAGCAGGATCGTGGCGATGGGTTTGAAGAGCATCAGCCAGAGCGCGAACGCAAGCGCGAGCCAGGTAAGGCCAAGCTGTCTGGCCTTGAGCACGATGACCAGCAGCTTCATGACGAACTCTTGCAGGACGCCCAACTGACCGTCCCAGAGCCTGAACGGGACCCACGTGCCGCCAGCGAGACTGCTTGGCAGTTCATTTCCAGCCAATGGGGAGGCGTCTCCGTCTTTATTCGCCACATAGATTTTGCAGTAGGTATCAATGAAGTAGGCCGGACCGTGGGCACAGCGCTGCCATTCCTCGTCCCGGTCTTCATCGGACGGCTGATCCAGTTCGAAGTAGGCCGCCAGTTCCGGCTCAACTTCATTGTATGGCTGGAGGAAGGTCTGACTCATTGACTCCCATCGCTACGAGCGAGGCGCGCGCCTCCTGTTCGCTTCTTCCTTTATCTATCAGCTTCCCGAGCATCTGCCCGGCCAGCTCTTTTCTCTTGCTGCCGACATCGAGCGGGATCGCCCCGCCCCCGGGTCCGCTGTGCTCACGCCTGTTGGTGTGGTAGTTGCCCACATCTTTTTCAGCGGCTTCCAGTATTTGAAGAATCAGCGTATCGTTTTTAATCCTTGCCGCTTTCTGTCGCAGCAATGCTGCTTGTCTCTCTTCTAAGCGATAGACTTTATGTGCGACCGCTACAGCCGCCGTATCATCCAAATACTTCTGTCGAGTAGCCCAAAAGATTTCCACCCACTTCTTTGGTAGTTTCTTATTGAAGGGGCGCTTTGTTGGGTTATAAAACTGTACCTGCTGGCGGTCCACATCAATGTCAAATTCAGCTTTTACGAGATCACAAATTTCAGTGGGTGTGCGGAAGCATGCAAGTTCCTGCACGATAAAGAGTTTATGCTCCTGTGTGAGCCTAGCCATGAGTTGAATCCCGTAAAAGCCCTGTCAAACTATCCAGCAACCTAAACTTCCGTTAAAGCCCCGTTAAACCAATATTGTCCTAAAATGTTTTAGGTGTCTCCGGGCCTAAACAATTCTCAGCATGCAGGTGCCGCACGCTCCTGCTATCGCGACAGCAGATATGCGTGGGCCTTTCCGTACCGTCTCAACCAGTTCCGGCACATTACGCTCTGCACTGGCGCCGAAATATTCCACCACCGAGAGAAAGCCTCCGAAGTCATGCTCCCTGATAGCAAAGACAGGGCGGTTATCCGACTTACGAAACCCGGGCTGCTCATACTCGTCAACGTCCTGCGCGCAGTGGCAAATCTCGTGCTTGGCGGTGGCGCAAAACTCCAGGTCCGAGGCTTCGGCGGCATAGGGCGCATAGAGCGTGATCAGGAAATCAATCTTTGGCGCTTCGAGCCCGAACCACTGGCCCATCTGCATCTCCCATTTCGCTCTGGCCCACTTACCTCCGCTTTGCGGGGGCCGGGGCATTTCTGCGGTGCCAATCACGGGCAACATCTTGGTTACGTTTAGGACGTCGGTCCAAAGAGCGGCGATGTTGGCCCGAGCGAGGTGGGAATGGCGCTCGTCGAAGAGGAAGGACTTCTCGTTGAGGAACGTATCAGCTATCCATTCAACGACCTGGGGCGCGGGCTCGAAGAGGCCCGTCGCCCCCGGCTCACGCAGATGCACTGGAGGGTATGGCCGGTCCATTGTTCACTCAAAAGCAAAAATCCGTGTGTGTCTTAAAATATTTTAAGAGAGATATTATTTCATGCGTGGAATATTTGTTCCCGATTCAGTCAAATACGTGTCTTCACCTAAGACGTGGCCGCTCGTATCGTTGCCGCGCCTAAATCCCAGGACATAGAAGACAAGATACCAAACGCCGATAGCTTTAACTGTGCGCCCGATTAGTCGGACGACCATATAAGCGAGCGTGTATCCCTGGAATTCGCGCGTAAAATACAGCGAGAGCGTCGTCAGGAATGCCTCAAACGCCAGAGAAAAGAGAAGGGCGACGAATCCATAGGCTAACCGGCGACCCGTTCGGTTCAGGCCAGCCGCCAGCCTGAGTTCTCGAAGGCGAAGGCCAGCCATAAGCGCGCCGATTCCGTCCGCGCCGGACATAATCCACCACGCAAAGAAAATGAAATCCATCGCCGGATGCTGCTGGCCGTTCATTTTTGCCCCTTCTTGTCGTTCATGCAGTCATTTAGGGAGTTAAGCGCGGAAACAATGTCGCCGAATTTATCGTCACGCTTTTCCAGTGCCGCCATGAATTCGCCCAGCGCCCTTTCCCTTGCGGTATGGCTGGCCGCAAGTTGTTCCTGAAGGAGTGCGTTCGATTTCCTCATTTCATCTTGGCTTAACTGGATTTGAGTCGTCATAAAAGGCCAGATCACCTTCCAGACGAAAAGCGCCAAGGCGATAAGGACGACGGAAATAATTCCATACTTGTCGGCTATTGCTTGCCAGTCAGTTTGAATGATGAATGAAAGCATAATCGAAGGGCGGCGCGGGGGGATGTTGAACCGCGCCGCCCTGATTCCTTCTGTATGCTGTTAGCCTTGCGGCTCTGACAACGTAGTGGCTCCATCCAGCGCGCCGACAGGCGGTGGAATCTCGCGCCCGCGATACTCGCAAAGGCCGTCTATGATTTCATCCAGAACAGCGTCGGCCTTTTTGATGTCGCCTGATCCGGCGAGCTTGAGACCACGCCCGCCAGCGGGAAGGATAATCCGTC